GCTTATCTACTGCATAGAGAGTGCCGTAGCTGATCCTAGGACGGTAGTCGTAACGACTATCATCATCATGGGCCTTGCCCTTGGTGTATTGCTTCCGATTGCTTTCGCCCCTGTATTTCTCAATATCAAAGAGCTTCTCACCGTTAGCGTTAAGGAAAAGATCCCAAGTATCTTCGGATAGCTCGCTGACCTTACGCTTGTTAGTTACTTGAGCAAGCTGTGCTGATGCTTTTTCAGCTTGGTTCTCTAGGTAGATCTCATCTGATCTCGCAAAGAGCTCTTCCACTGAATCCCAGCCTACATAACCAACGTGCTTCGTCTGCACAAGGTGAAGATCAGTAGGATCAATTTCTGGGCGTTCACCGACCTCTCGGTTTAGCCTTTCACCGATACAAACTTGCTTCTCCGTGTACTCAGGTACATCTGGATCATCCCAATAATCTGAATCTATTTCAACAGTTTGGGTTTCGTACACGCCCACAGTTTTAATCTGTGCATCGCCTATATAAATCATCCAGATGGATCCCTTCTTAGGAGCCGTCTCTCTCCATCCACCTTGGTCGTACACAAAGTTGATTTCTTGTCTGCCGTTCTCATCAAGGACTGGAACTTTTTTCCCGTCCTCATCCCTGATTTCATTACCGTCCTCATCTTTCTCCCAAACTTTCCGAGAGTATGAATTAGGTGTTAGAACAGCTTCCATTGCATCAAGCGTCATGTAGTATCCATTAGCGTAATTGCTCCATAAGCGACTACTCTTGGATGTGACCCTGTAGATAGTGTTAGCTTTTATTTCTTTAAATGATGCCATGATTCCTCCTCATGGTGTTATGTCAGGGACAGTTCCCTGATCGTGCCCTGCCGGATCGTGAATCCGGTGCCGACTAATCGGACAGGGCGACCCATTAAGACAGGTCGTACAAGCTACTTAGAGCTTGCGTGATGTAGTTCTCAAGGTGGAGCTTGTCTTTCTCGCTACCCTTGAAATCAACTACTGATTGATGAACATCGCCACACTCAAGTGTCTCTAACCACTCGGTGTATTCTTCTTCATCTGAAGCTCCTAGAGCTTCTGATTGAGCTTCATCAATGTTCTCAATGATCTCTTCTAGTGTTAATGGTATTCCCATGGATCCTCCTCCATGTCTATGTCAGGGGCTGTTCCCTGATCGTGCTCTGCCCAGTCGTGAACTAGGAGCCGGTCGTTAACCGGTCAGAGCTTTGCATCAGACGATGCGAGCCATTGAAGAGAAGTTACTCCCTAGTTGCTCGGTCAGATGCTCGCCGTCCTCAAAGAAAGCTTTGACATCAGCGATGAGCGCTTGCCTAGGTGTCTGGTCCATCGTTGGCTCTACTCGGTGGTAATCAATCCACTCTTTCGCTTCAACTTCAATGGTCAGCGTTACCTTAACGGCTACGGTATTTATTTCTTGTTTCTTTACCATGGTTCCTCCTCATGGTGTCATGTCGGGACTGTTCCCGATCGTGAGTGCTGGGGGCTCGAACCCCAGTGCCTGCCAGTCACCCGTTGAGATTAGAAAGTAATCTCGGCTACCTCGGCGAAGATAACATCGGCACCAAGATAGTCCATGTCTTCATCATATTTGGTTATGGAGTAATCGTCGTTTTCATCCTTGTGGACGTAGCCAGCTGTAAATCCATCAGTTGGGTCTCCTATGATATGACCGTGCACTCGTAAGCGCCTTAGGACATTCTCAAAATCAACATACCGTAGATCACAGATTCCATAATCATCCCCAACTACTTTGTAGATGTCTGTTGAATTGAACATGTAGTCCCAGAGATCATCTGTACTAGTTGGTGTTGTTGAAGCTCTTAGTCTGTCAATCATGAGTCGTGCAATCTTGTCGTGATTGAAATACTTGTCTTTAATTGTTAATTTCATGGATCCTCCTCCATGGGTTATTGTCGGCAGTGTTGCCGATCGTGAGCTGGGGGGAATTGAACCCCCCTACAACCATTAGCCCTTTGCTAAGAAACTTCTCAGCACAAAATCACGTCGCTTATCGCCTAAGCTAGCCCATTTCTTCAACGTGCTAGTCGGTACTGGTTTCAGTCCCATGCGCTCGTTGCGAGTTTGGTATTTCCACTTGAGATTACGGAGTATTTCTGCTTCGTGATCTGCCATGATTGCTCTTGCCCTTGCTCGTTCGTCAGCGGTCAATGTTGGTCGCTTACGAGGAGTGTTGTAGGCAATATCTCTTGCTTGGTGAAAAGCTGACCAGAATGGTTCAGCTTCATTGGCACAAGCAATTCCGAGCTCAATAGCTTTAGCCTGAACTTGGGCAGTGCCTGCCATGTTTTCGCCTAGCTTGGTGCCTTCAGCGATAAGTGTTTCTAGTGTGAGTTCCATGTGTCCTCCTCATGGATCATGCCTAGGGCGATTCCCTAGATCGTGGACTGGGGAGTCACGAGCTCCCCTGTCGGTCTTACCGAAAGTCCTTGGTGCCCAGCCTCTTGCCAAAGTGCTCGGCATACTCTTTGTCCAGTTTGCGGAGCTCAAGCTCTCGCTTGATCTTTGACAAGTTGCTCCAACCATGGCGATCCTCCCAAGCTAGAATCATCCAGCCTAGGTTGATGCCGATCAGTGCATACAGTGTGATTGTTAGTGCCATGCTGTCCTCCTGCATGAGTTTCTTGAGCCCCAGAGTGGGACTCTCATCAGTGTGTTAATTCACAGACTCAGTGACGACGGTGGATGCGATGTGAAGTCGCATGAGGTGAGGAATGCCAACGCCGTATGGGTGTCACCGGAATGATCTCAGATCCGATCTCAGTCTACTCTTGCTCTGTGCATACATCTGTGCGATTGACAATGACCTTCTCGGCTACCTACTCACCTCTTCACTGTGATGTCTTGGATGGGCTGGTTTAGCATTTCTGCCAAGTGCCTCTAGATCCTAAGATCGCCTTTGCCCAACATCACAGCGAGTCAACAGCTTTCGCTCACTCGCCTGCGCCGGATACTGACCAACCCCATCAGGGGTAAACTTTCTCCGACTCTCCCATTGTCCTCCGTTGCCCACGGATGAGAGTAATTCGCCTGATCCTTGAACTTTCGCCGTTGGTATTAATTCCTGCTCCCTTCGCCGACCGCCTCGCCTTACCTCAGCAATCTCCAGAAGCCCTTGGGCTACTCGTCCGATCTTCACGGATCAAACTCCACTAGTTGAGAACCGGTGACTCGGTGCCCAGTCTGTCGGGCGAGCTGTCCTCCTAGCCATCGGAATCAGGGACCTATGTGCGGTTTGAATTTCCGATCTGTAAGTAGATTAGAACATGGGTGGGACAGTGTCAAGGATTATTTTGAAAAGATTTCATCAGGCTCTTGTCACACCCCAACGAGGGGGATGCCATGCACCGACCCACACCCCCCTCAGAGACGACGATTTCTTGCGCCCTGACGACCGTGCCCGTGCCGTCGGTTTTGTCGTCGGGAGCTGTCTGCCGGAGCCCGATCGGGGCACCGCTGGGGCTGTACTGGTGAACAAGTCGGACGTGCCGTGACGGGCGAATGGGGGTCCATAAGATCGGCGAGCGGATGTCAGGGGAAACCCTTCACAGGATGTGGGTGACAATCTTACACGGTCAGATTTCGGCCGGATAAGAGTCATCTTATCTTAGATTAAGACCAGCGCTTTGCGCTGGGATCTCTCCGGGCCCCTTGGGGGTTCGTTTTCTTGCATAGTACTGATACCGGTTAGCGAAAAACCGGCTTTTGTCACAATGACGGATGTGTCTGAGTATGGTACTGACGGGAGCGCCTTCGGTGGGGTTCCACCCCAGTCCTATCCAGAAGCTTTGCTTCTACCGGCGTATATCGCTCCGGCGCTAATCCCCCGATTTCACAAGGTCTCAGATTGTACAAGATATTCTATACCATACACCCGTACTGTGTCCACAGTTAGGGTAATATATTGACATGAATAAAAAGTACGAAAAGTGGTCCAAAGCACGACGCTTTGAAGCTGCCGTTGCTAAAGTGTTAGACGAGGGCTGGACCCAAACTGAAGCCGCTGAAATTTTCGGCGTTTCACGCCAGCACCTAAACAAAAAAGTAAAGGAAGCCAGACATGAACAAAGTGAACGAGTTGAGTCCATTAAACAGGAGGCCATTAAAGCCGGTCCGCTTGACAAACAAGAAAGAAGGGTCGGGACTTTTACTGAGTTTTGCGATACTTACTTTCAAAACTGGATATGCCCTGACTGCGGCGTTCACCACGAAACTCCGAGTTTTCATCAGGACATGGCTGAAGCGATTACTGGCGATTACCGCAGGGTTGTAATTAATTGTCCCCCGTATCATTCTAAATCCACACTTGTCACGGTATGGCACACTGTATACGACATTTGCCGTAACCCTAACCTAAGAACCCTACTGGTATCCAAGTCCTTGCCCTTCGCAAGGACGTTTATGCACAGCATCACTGAGATGCTGACAAACCCCGAATTATATGGGGATGGGCCTAGTTTGATTGAGGACTGGGGTCCTTTTAAGCCTGAGGGCCAGTCAACTTGGTCTTCTGAGCAGATTTACGTTTCTAATCGTACTGGTGCTGAGAAAGACCCGACTGTCGCTGTTTTGGGTGTCGGCCAGCAAATATATGGTCGTCGTGCCGATGTCATTAAGTTTGACGACGTTGCCACGCTAGATAATCAAAGAAACCCTGACAGGGTTGCGGCCATGCTTGAATGGTTTGATAAAGAAGCCCTGTCTCGTATTGGGCGATCTGGTAAGGCCATTTGGATCGGTACTCGTGTCCAACCCGGTGATGTGTATTCTACGCTGGCCATGAGACAAAATTACAAGGTTTTGAAGTACCCGTGTATTCACGATGAGACCACGGAGCTTACTCTGTGGCCTGAGCACTTTCCTTATGAGCAAGCGCTTATTCACAAGAGTGAGATGAGGCCTGCCGACTTTCAGCTGATTTATCAGCAGATTGACATTCCGGGTGCAGGTGCTTCGTTTACTGAAGAGATGATTGATGCCTCTAAAGACACTAGTCGTGTAGCAGGACACTATGACACTGGTTGGCGTTTGATAGCTGGCCTTGACCCTGCCGGTGGCAATAAGGGATCTGGGTTCACAGCTTTTACCTTGTTGGGCGTTGACCTTGCTACTCAGAAACGGTATTTGATTGATTCTATTGCCGTTAAGCAAATGAAAGCCCCTCAGATGAAGCAACAGATTTTAGAATGGACTGACAGGTACCCGATTTATGAATGGCGTGTAGAGTCCAATGGTGTTCAATCTCAAATCATTCAATATGATGTTGAGCTTGTGCAAGAGCTGGCCAAGAGAGGCGTTCGTGTAGTTCCCCATCAGACACATGGTAATAAGTGGGATCCACAGTTTGGTGTGGAGTCCATGGCCCCTTTGATGGAAACTGGTTTGTTTTCTATGCCTTGGGGCAATCAGCCGACAACGGCAGTGTTTCAGCCGTTAATTGACGAGCTCATTGCGTTCCCTATGGGAACTGTATCCGACAGGGTGATGTCTTTGTGGTTTGCTGATTTGGGTGTCCGTGATTTGGTTAAAAGAGCTCATTTGCCTATGTTCCATGAAAGAATGCACGTCCCTAATCGCATTAAGCGCAAGCGACGTGTGGTAGACTTTCATAATCGTGAGATAAGAGGTATTAGGTTGCAGGATCAACGACCGGGGCATATGTCTCGTGCGGCCAGTGGTTATAGGCGGCAAACTGTTGGTAATGCTATGGATCACAGTGCTGTTGAAGAATACAACATAGAGGATGGTCCGCAACCGATGAACATTGATCCACAGATATGGAGCGAAGAATGAAACACCAAGTACACATCCACCAGCAAAGGCTAAGAAAAGGCCTTCCTGCTATTATTCACAGAACTTATAAGGGCTCTGAGTATCATAAAGAATTTGAAATCCCTAAGGGGGCTAAAGTAATTCAGCCAGAAAAACCTTTAAGTTGTGGGGCCCGTGCTTGGATTGAGTGGCAAGATTGACAAAAGGAGACACTTGTCGGGTTTTGTCTGAGGAGAAGTATGTTTAAAAAAGTCCTCAATAGGAAAGCATACCGTGATGCTTCAGAAAAACTTAAAGAGAATGAAATGCTTTGTGGCACTATGTCTGGTGATAAGCCTGTGTATTTTGCTATGGCGAAAGATGCCACTGACGATGAAATCAGGGAAAAAGCATTTGAGATTCGTGAAGGCCGTAAAATGAGCAAAGTTGAAAGATCGTTATTGAGTATCGCTGAGAGGGCTAAATATGCCTCTTGATACCGATCGTCTTGCCAGTATGTACGCTGCGTGGAGAGCACGCTATGAAGAACGTGATGTCAGGATTGACACGATTGATCGTGTCATTAAAGGCGAGTTTGATGTCTTTGACCCAGACGAAGAGGGTATAGATTCTAAGTCACCTAACCTTATACAGGTCGCTTTAGAGGACACGGCAGAGGCAGCTAGCCTTGTGCCCACTATTCGTGTGCAGCCAAGCACTAACTCTAAAGAAGCTCGTAAGGTTTCTAAAAAAATGGAACGTGTAGCCGCTAGCTACATGGATGCCAATGGTATTGACTTGTTAATTCCCCGTGCTGTTATGGATATGGCAGCTTATGGGTTTAGCGTTTGGACGTTGACACCTGACTTTGAGCAGAAGATACCTTTAATTGAACGACGTGATCCTAGGCATTGCTACCCTGAACCGGGTTTCAAACCGGGTGATGAGGTCAGAAGGTGCATGTTTGCTCGTGAAGTGTACTATACGCAGCTTCCTACCGAATATCAGGTAGCTATTGCCGAATTTAGTGGTCAAAGGACAGATATTCAGAATCCTGACGAAAATACTCGTGTTGTTATTGTTGAGTACTTTTCTGACGAAGAATACATACTTTCTGCCCTATATCAGGGTTCAACAGAGGGTTTTAACCGTTATGGGTCTAATACAGACATACCTTACCCTATTGTTTTGGAAAGAATTGAGAACGAAACAGGGGTTTGCCCTGTAGTTATTGGGTCTCGGATTACCCTTGATGGGGAAATGAGGGGCCAATTTGACCAAGTGGTAGGGCTTTTGGAAGCCCATATACGACTTATGGGCCTTGTACTGGACTTTGCCGACCAATCAGTGTATTCAGACATCTGGGTCCGTGATCTTATAGGCGAAATGCCTTATGGCGGTGGGTCATTTATTGAATTAGGCCCATCCGGTGCTATTGGTCGTGTGCCACCAGCTGTTAGCAGCTTTAACATACAAGCCGATTTGACTAACCTTATGGAGGGAATCCATATAGGTGGCCGTTGGCCTAAGGCCAGACCGGGTGAAGTGGATCAATCTATTGCGTCTGCTAAGTTTATTGAAGCTTCGGCAGGCATGATGAACACTGCCATTAGGACATACCATCAAATACTTCAAAGGAAACTTGAACGTGTGTTAAGACTAGGTTTTGCTATTGACAAGCAATTCTTCAATTCTCATAAGACTGTTTCTGGCATTTTGAGGAATCAGAACTACATAGAGGAATATCAACCCTCTAGGGATATTGATTTAAGTCACCGTTTAAGAGTTGAATATGGTCTTGGTTTGGGCCGTGATCCAGCGCAAAGCGCTGTTTTGCACATCCAATACTCTCAAGCAGAGTTTGTATCTAAGGAATTTGTGCAGGAAAACATTGATGGTTTGACTGATGTTGGCCGTGAAAGGTCACGCTTAGACGTTGAGAAGTTCAGGGGCATGGCCCTTTCTAAGCTTTTGCAAGGCCTTGAGGCAGGTCTAATACCCGAAGAGGCCCTTATTGAAATGGCCCGTGCCCGTGAAAAGGGCGAAGAGTTGTTTGACTTGTACGATAAGTACATTGTTAAACCTAAACAAGAGCAAGAAGCGCAGCTAATGGAGACCGGAATGGGAGCACCATTGGCACCGGGTCCTATGGGACCACCACCTGATCAAGCCGGAGCAATGCCACCGCCCCCACCACCAGCGCCTGAAGGCGCAGACCTGCTGGCCAGTATTGGAATACCAGCAGGCCCCGGTGGTGAGATAGGAGCACAGGTGCAAACATGACGGATATAACTGATGGATACACAAGTGGAGAGTGGGCACCTTATTGGGATGACACTGCTAAGCTCGGTGAGCGCCCTGATTTGGATGAAGTCATTGAAGCTCAATGTGATTTGGAAAACCCAGAGGTGTGTGAGTCATGCCAGTAAGTGAAGAAATAGAGAAAACCCCCACTGGTAATACTTCTGTTAGTGAACCTGAATCTGGAACATATGGGGAAAAGGCTGAATTAAATAATTTGAAGAAGCAGCTGCCTAGCTCTGGACAGCAACCACAACAATCAACTATGCCAACTTCCCCTGCTCCCAATGGCAGTGCGCCTGCGACCATGGGCCGTCCGGCATCGGGCCCTTCTAAGTTGCCCAATGCAATGATGGCCCCTCAGGAAGGAAGCGTTAATCCTAACGTTCCCTTAACTCAGGCACAGCAAATGCCGCCCAGACCACCGGCAGCTGATCAGCAAAGGCTTGCAATTTTGGACGCTCTTTCAACTCACCCTGAAGTTTCTGAGGAAACTAGGGAATGGGCAACACTAGTAAGGGATTATCTAATTGCCGGAAGAACAATTTAACGAAGAAGAGAACGAACAGTTCTCTATTCTTGATCCAGTTAAACAACAAGGAATTGTGAAAGGTGGCCTTAATCTTGCCACGAGTTTGATTCCGGGTAGTGCAGCAGGGATGGCATCAGCTACAGATAGTTTTTCCCTTGGTAGCGTATTCGGTGGACTCGGAGGTATTGCCACAGAGGCCGCATATTATTTGCCCGTAGTGGGCAGCCTTCTCGGAATGGACGATAGTAAGAGGCTGATGGATCAAGGCACTGATTGGTCCACAAGGGCGCTCGGAGCCGTTGGGTTCTATGCCCCGTTTTTAGATCTTCCTACTACAGCTGCCATGGGAACTGTGGGCGTTATGGCCTCCAGAAGAGCCACTCAAGCAATGAGGCAATTAGACGGAACGCCATTGATGGTAGGGCACAATAGGCAAAACGTTTTAACTGAGCTGACCGGAGTAATTGATACCCAGATTAAACGTGCTTCTTTCTTCCCTACTATGACCGACAGAAGAAAAAAGATAATGAACAACATTGTCGGTATGGGCACAGAAGATGGGATTTCTCCTGATGATGCAATGGCCGGTATAGCAAAGGCCGTTGCCGGTAAAGAAGCTGAGGACATGGGCCCTGTCGTTGAGTTCCTTTCGGGCTTGGCAGATATGTATGTATCTGAAGCCGAACGAATGGGGAACATGCCAGACGTTGGAGTTAACCCTGATACGTTCAGGGTGGCATTGCTGGCACACGAGCTTGCCAAACTTGATACTGCATTAACTACTAAGAATCTGTTAAACCTTCAAGGTGAATTTAAAGGCTTTGACAAATTGTTTGAAAAAGCATTAACGGGCAAATCATTGACTCAAGTTCAAAAAGCAAAACTAATTCAAGGGCTTCAAGAGTTCTCAACATTAACTCAGGATTTTTCTCATCCTGAATTAGTTCTATTAAACGATCCAAGGTTTAGTGTGCACGAAATCAGTTTAAGGGACGCTACTGAAAAAAGAGATGGGAGTTCTATCACTCTTAAGATTCTTCCATTTGAGACAGTCGCCAAGGGAAGCATTAGCAATGCCGAGGCAAGTGTGCGTGCTCAGATGATGTGGAAAAATAATGAAGCTGCAATGGTTCATTTAACTGCTCAAAACATTATTGACTTTTATGAAACAAAAGTTGCAGGCAGAGAAGATGTTGCCCATTCGGCCATGACCATTAATCCTGTAACGGGCGAGCGCTCCATGGACCATGGGCGTGATTGGTATAAAAATGCCCGTGAACAATTTAAAGAATTTGCAGAGATGCACGGCATACCATTAGATGAAATGATCGCAGTTAATGCCCTTGCATCTGCGACGGAGAAATGGGAAACTAACATTCGCAACGGTGTGGGCCTTGCGCTTTGGATTAAGGCCAACAAGGCAAGATTCTTGACGGGCGATCCCAAGGAGCTTGAAGCCGAAATAAAGTCAGAGGGCATGATGTCTCCTTTGCAGGGATCTACTGATAGGCCTTTGAAAATATCGGCAGAACAAGTTGCCTCTTTGCAAAAGCTGTATAAGCACATTGAAGACGGTGGATCGTTTGACAGTTACTTTGCAGGCAAGATGGGTGATTTCAGAGCGCAAACAAGGTTAAAAGTTGCGTCTTTTTATGAATCCATTAGTAAGTCAAACCCCAATGATATTGCGAGGCGCAATGCTATTTTGTACGGATTGATGACAGGTCAAATTGATTTTGAAGATGTCTCGGTTCACGGTTCCTCTTCTGTGAGGAATGCTTTTGCAATGGAATATCCCTTGGTAATGGACCGTCATGCTTTTGCCATTGCCCATGGGTTTTCTTTTGAACCTGATTCTTCTTTGACTAATAGGGCACCGTACGAGGGACTTAAAACAGCTTATGCTATTGCCGCAGAGGCTCTCGGCGTGCAAGAAGATTTAGGCCGTGCTCTTGATGGTAATGAGTTGCAAGCATTGACATGGATTATTTGGCGTGAAGAAAGAGGAACGTCAACTAACTTTATTGGCAATTCTCAGTTCCCTGCCACTGAACAATCCGGCAGGGGCCCTACTTACGTCTATAAAAACCGTGAAGGTAAGTCTCCTATCCTTGATTTGATAGAGGGCGACATACCTGCTTTTGGTAGGCACGCACGTCGGCCTAGGCACGACAACAGAGTCAGGTTAGTTCCAATGGAACGCTTTGGCGCAAGTGCGCCTTTAAGGGACCGTGACAGAGTTGAGCACACTGGCAGTTTTGCAAATGCAGAAAAAGACGGTGTGATTATGACAAGGATGAGCGCAGACGGAGTTGAGTTTGTAACGGGAGAAGCTCATCTTGCAGGTATTAATTCTGACGCATGGTTCTATCCGGCTGAGGGCAAAACCTCTGAGGGTTGGAGGATCATGAGACCTCGTTACCCAAGGCCAGTCAGAGATGTTAAGAAGTGGGCAGCTGAACTTATGACAAGTTATGCAGAGGGCCTTTCGGGTATAAGGATCTACAACGCAAATCATAAAATAGCTGGGTTTATAACTGATTTGGGAGGGTTGCATCAAAACGGTATACACATAGTAATTTCTCTTCCAGAAAAGAAAAAGGACCGTCTTCCTGCTGATGTTATCCTTAGAGGATTATCAGAAGATCTTTCTAATAATAATGAGATAGGCGTTGGCATTGAACATGAATACTACATTCAGGTTCCTCATGAGGGTCAGGCAACTGTTTACGAAGCAGAGGGCCAGATCTTTTGGTCGTTAGACGACGCAAGAGAAGCTGGGTATCCGAATCCAATGGTCAAAGTAGATCCCGTCCCAGAAATTCGCAGAGAACTAATTTTATCTTTTAAGACGGTTGAGGACATGCAAGAGGCATGGACACAACTGCACACACCAATGGCAATAAGCTCTGGGCTTGCCCATGTAGGGGCCAATAGTAGGGACGCAGCTCTCGGAGCTGCTCGCTATGTTCACAGATTTGGTAAAAAATATGGTCTTGATACCCCTAAAGTAATCTTTCATCGCAAGGAAGATGGCACTGGTTACACGCCTAATCTTCCAGAAGAAATTTATGAAAAAATAGCAAAACTGTATGAAAATGCCAAGGGAGGTAGGGCACCTTTAAAGAGTAGCAAAGTAAGGAAGGCATGGGAAGCTCTTAGAAGAGAGGTCTATGAACAATACCAGTTCTTAACTAACGAACTGGGAATTAAAGTTATTATCGGGGGCGATGATCACATTGACTACAGTAGTCCTGCCGAAATGTTAAAAGACATTAATGAAAATGGCGTGCTAAGGATCAGGCCATCTCGTTATGATTCGCCCCATCCTTTCTTTACCGATAGGGAAAATGACATGTTCCGTGCTGTTCATGATTTCTTTGGACATGCCGGTCAAGGAAACAACTTTACCCGTGAAGGGGAATGGATTGCCCTTGCAAAGCACGCACCCATGTTTTCTAAATTGGCCCAAGGTGCTTTGGCATGGGACCTTTTGGGTAACACTTCTTGGCTTGTGGCAAGCTGGGATAACAAACACAAGTTTAGAAAACACTTAGAAGAAATGTTCCCTCATCTGAAACATTTTCCTTTCAGGGTAGGCGGCGCTGGTGAGGTGAGCATGGAAGGCGTTGTCTACGCACAGGAAGGTTTTACTGATGGCTCGCTTTTCCTTGGCGCTGGTAATTCTAGGATCACCCTAAAGGGCAGAAATGCTGATTCTCCTGAAGGGCTGGATTTTGAACTGGTGCCAATGGAATTTTTTGATAATGTGATTAAGGGTTATTATAGAACTCCCGAAATTGAAGAGGCCATGCTGGCCGGTACAGTATCACAATATAAGCAGGGTCGCTATAATCCTGTTGAAAGAAGATATGTTCGTGAACTGGCCACGAGCATTGAGACGAATGGTTTTATAGAGCCTATTCCGATTAATTACTGGTATAACAGTGGAAAGATTGTAGTGGGCGAAGGTAACCACAGGTTTGAAGCAGCTGTTGAATTGGGCTTAACTCATATCCCTGTTAAATTCCTTAGGCAGGGCGGCGATGCCCCTGCTCATGCTGTTAGCTTAAGCAATACGGAAAAATTGAAATGGAAAGATGGCTTTGGGAATGATCCTAATTGGGACGGTTACAGGATTAACGGCGAATACGTTAATCCTACTTTTAATCCTCATATGATTTTGAACATAGAGCCTTCTGTCGTGACGGTTCCTTATGGCGTTACACTAGGAGCAATCGGCAAGAGGGTCACTAGCTACATAGGCCCTGCGTTTAGTTTAAAGGGCCAAGCCAGACGTGCAAAGGATCAGCCTACTAGTGAGACCTTTCCCTTGGATAGGGATTCTCATTTGTTGTTAGATGAAAAGGGTATTCCAAGGGCGATTACCATAGGGACTATTCTTGAAGACGTTAGGACAGTTAATGCTGGTGGCGATCACCCTGCTCAGTCTAGAATTAGGACAGCCGTATTGGGCACGGTCGTTCAACACACATCTGGTTCTGGTATTCTTCATAATATCCCTACTAATTTTAGGCGAATTATTCCCGTGAGGGAAGGCAGGATGCTCATGGACGTTGAAACGGGCAGGGAGTTCCTTGGCGCAAAGTATGCCGCAATGGCAGATGCTACTGGAAGTCCAGTGACCTCTTTGAACGGTATGCCAATGGCATCGTATTTGGCATGGGGAGATGTGAGGCTCGGTGATAGTCTTATTGAGCCTCCTCAGAGTATAAGGAAAGGTGCCCCTACTGCTGCTTTGTTAGACAAAAGCCTAGTAGAGAAAATTGAGAAGATCACTAGTGAGCCCATTGATCCAAATGAGAAACTTCAAATTAATAGAAGGACTGTTTTGGCAAGGAAGCCTGAGTGGTGGCACTACAGATTGGCAGACGATGATTATGATCTTGAAGAATTGATAGAGGCATACCCTGAATTGGAAGATGAACTGCGTAATAATGCTGGTCCAATGACTATAGATGAGGACGGTGAATTGGTTGCATTTGATGCGTGGGAAATGGAACCAGTTGACTTGCTTGATCTAATGACAGAAGAGCGGTACATTCCAATAGATTTGGTCAACAACGGCACTGAGCTTATGCTACCGCATCAGCTTCAGGGGGATAATTTTGACAATGTTTTGCAAAATCTATTTGACTGGTATTTTTACAGGAACGGAGTGGCCCTTAACGAGCTCGTTGAAATGTTTGAAGTAGAGACTTTTGGCCATCACTTTGATGAGAAAGACTGGTTGCGAGATGTCAATACTCAGAGCTACCCTTCTGATATTGGTGATGCTTTTGACGCAGTTGCAGAGGCAATGATGTCTATTTCAAGACCGGAAAAGAACATTACAGTATGGAGGGGTGGGGAAACTCTTGGTCAGGGAAGGTTAATGTCAACGTCTAAGGATCAGAGTACAGCTGAGTTCTTTGGCAGGGAATGGGGATTTGGTCGTATATCGTCTTTTGAGTTGTTCCCTGAAGATGTCATTTATGACATTGAGGCAATTCTCGGTAGGAAATGGAAGCATGTATCAGGCATTTGGCATTGGGATAGGCAGGACCAAAAATGGACTGTGACCATTAAGGACGACGATGGTAAGAAATTTAGAAGACACGATGATCCTGCCGATGCCGAATTTGCAGGAGAGAAAGAGGTCGGTGTGTACGGTGGGTTGTTAGCGCACCGTAGAACTGATGAGGCACCTTACACTGCTTTGATAAGAGAGGCCAACAAAGTGTACGAAGAGCACTTGGCCATAGTGAAAAGTGAAGCAGAGGCCGGTAGGGACCAAGTGGTAATAATGACCATTGAACCAAGTGGTGAAGGTATAAAGTTTGTTCCAGCGTTAGAGGATAGAAAGCCTTTTTGGAATTACGATAACGATACAGATTTTACTATAACTATTACTGAAGAAATAGCAAAAGAATATGATATACCCGATGCCTATATAGGGCAGAAAACACATGAGTCTAGTGCGATGAAGCTGTGGCACGAGATGCAACAAAGCGGAATTGCCCCTCCACACGAAACACTTTACACTCCCATACCCGAAACGTTTGAACCCACTTATGCAAATAGGACCCTTCAAGGGTTAGAATTTCAAGGTGATTTTGCCCCTGAACAAAGCTTGGGCGTGTTGCCAGATGAATACATTCCTACTAACAGGAATGACGTGTATCAATCGGGTCGTGCACAGGGAAGGCTGATAGATACATTGCAAGAAGATGTGCCGGATATTCGTGCCATTGCCCCTGAGGGCAAGGGCCCCGGTGGGACTAAGGAAGTTTTTGAACATTATGCAACTGATAATATGGGCAATATGTCGGTTCACAACTCTACTCAGGGCTCTGCTGCTGATCCGCATACCAGAGTGGTTCACATTGGTCAGGGCGAAGGCACTTTGGATGAGTATGTTAAGGGTGAGACTCCTTTGTATGAGACTCAAAGACCAGATGCTTCTAAAGCACCTGCACGTTTCGGCGAAGCAGGTGGTGAAATGCAAGGCGTGCGTAAGCCTCATTGGATTGTGGACAATAACTTTGTTGCCCATGGTCAACTAGTAATCAATCCCCTGACAGCGGTTAAGATTACTAATGCTGCTGAGGCGCAACATATTTTTGATTACGAAATAGGTAAAGAAACCGTAAAACAAATAGCAATGTATGTCCCTGAACAGGCCACTAAAGAAGTGCCAATGATTGATTTTAATACTGACAGTCTAGGAGTTGACCCCAAAAGGGAAGTGGTTATTTATAAGCAGGGACCAACAGGTGCCCCACAGGCAGGGCGAGCCAATATAGGAACTCTCATTGTGGAGGTCAACTACCCAGAGGGCGCAAAGATTCCTGATGAACTTATTAACACTGTCATTAATTCTTTAAGAGCGTCCGGTGTTGCTTTCCGTGAATACAAAGTTAGGGCTAAGGGATGATGGATGTACCTAGCATAGATAGAAATTTACAGGCATTAAAAGCCGTTGAGCGCTCTTGGGGCCTTCCTGCTATGCCGGACATGGTCAAGCTAGATATAGCGGCATTGTCGGGCATGGAAGCGCCGGACATTCAAAGGTTTGCAGGCGGTCTGGCAGAGGATATTGAAAGCGCTAATAGAAAGCCCACTCCTATTGTTAACTTAACTGTCGGTGGCAACATTGAACTTACTAGTTCAAGTGAGCCGGTTGACCAGAAGAAGGGCTATTCTATTCAGCAGAATACTCAAAGATACCTTGCCGCTATCAGTGGAGCTGATAGGCCAACTCAACTGAGCTCTAATGCAGTGAGTGCTTGGAAACAGAGAGCGGTTCAACTGGGTTACCTGCCTTCTGATACTCCTATTGATAATTCTTGGACACCTGCTTATAACACTATTATGGGCGAAATGCGACGAGATGATTTTGGTCGCAGGTTCGCAGGGGATAACTTGGTTTCTGTTCCTATTCGTGCAGGTGATGATGGCGGCGCAGGCGTACTTGAACTTATGGACGAATGGCTGTCGCCAACGGGTCTTTTTAAGGCAGCAGTGCAATTAGACTTTTTGCCTGATTTTAAAAAGTGGGGTTCTGATCTTAAGAAAATTAGCTGGAACCCTGTTTCTTGGTGGAAGGCCGTTGACGATGCCATTTTCCCTGTCCTTAATGTTGGCCTTATGCTGACCGGCGTAGGGGAAGTCGCCCTTATAGGCCGTGGCCTTTTGGCCAGTAAGGGCCTTACGGGAATGAAAGCCATTAAGGGCATTGATTCCATGACTGAAACTAGCAGAGTGGCAAGAATTTTGGGAAGGAGCGCTTCCCCTGAGCACGCCCTTGCAGGCGTGAGGCGACAAGGCCTATTGGCCAGTAGGTTTGGTCAATCGGAAAGGGCCACTCTTAATAGTCTTGGTAAGGGAATGGACGCTTGGAGGAATTTGGCCCCTGTATCAATGGCAAAGGGAGTAACCCAGCAAACTATGAGGCTCGGACTAGCGCAAAAGACCGAAGACTTTATAGGTTTTGAGGGATGGGAAGCGGCCTCGCTTGATGCAATACCCGGAATTAGTACCTTTGCAGAAGGGGTTCACGAAAATCTTTTAACTGCTGTTGCGGCCGATATGGCACTGACACCAGTGACCGTGTTTAATCCCGGTCAGTTTGGTGCGCTTAGTCCTTTTAATGTTGTAAGGAAATTTGCTAACGTCGGTAATCACGCAGTGGTCGGTGAAGAGCTTACTTCTGCAATGTTGGCCTCTCTTATGAAACTGGAAGCTGATGGAGTTGAGGGAGCTGCTGATAAGGTCGTTAGGTTTAAGAAGACTAAAAAGAGATACGGTAATAAGGCCGCACTGGCAGAGGAGCTGTTTGATGCGGATCCGAGTCAGCCATTGCCGGAAATTATAGAGAGCAAGATCGGTGCTTGGGCCACTTATGTGGCCACATCTGCCGCTCTTGATGCAGCTGCATATGCTCGCCACTCTGAAGTCATTAAAGTCTCTCAGACAGATGTCGCAGGAGAGGGAAGATTTTCTCAAAGGTTCCATACTATTAGGAACAACTTAATTAACCAGCTCAGGTACATTGATCCTGATGATGCTGAGAGTATGCTCGTTGCACACATTTGGAGTGCGGCCAAAGATGCCGAAGAAGCAAGCAGGATGATGGAAGCCATGTTGCCTAAGCTCCAAGAAAATATGTTCTTTGGAGTTAAGTTGAGCTCAAAGCAATTCAGGGCAATGATGGCCGATTATGCTAATGCTCACAATGCTAAAAGGCAGGAACTATTTGAGCAACTATTAGAACAACACCTTAAACCCGGAATCTTGGAAGAGTATTTCCTGAGACACCTTGGAGATTACGGGCACGGATGGGATGACTTCATAGACGTTTCCTACAAGATAGATGAGAGCTGGGATTTGTCTGGCGCACAAATAGCTCAGGCAGTTGACGGAGAGATAGGTGCTCAGGGGACAAGGCTTAATCCTTTAGACATGATAGGCGATGGGTCTTCTGGTCCCTTGACTTATACTGTTGGCATTGAGGACCTTGTCAAGGACCCTGAGTTTTTGAACTTTGCCAATAGTAAAGCAGGCGTGTTCAGACCGTTGTTAAAAGGCACAACTGATAAAGGGCGTTTTACTATCATGAGAAAAGATGGTAAAACAAAGCAAGATTACCTTCGTGAAATTGCTTCTATTAGGAGGCTAATGTTCTTGCACGATAAAGTGGGTGAGATCAAAGCACTTACGAGCAAGCACGGCGGTGTTCAACTCAAGAAACAACTTGAGAGAATTTTAACCAACAAAGTGTTAATAAGGAATATAGGCATTGCCAATGGTGGAGAGTTGCAACAGGCCTTGAAAGCGGCTGGGTATAAACCCGGTGGTGATGAGTTCCGTCGGATTAAGAGAGTCGTTCAATGGGCAAGGAATCAGGATATTGATTATAAGAGTTGGGACGAAATAGAGTCCGCTCTTGCTAAAAGGTTGAACGATGTTGATAGGCACGATAGCTGGTTGAGGGATTGGAAGATTGATCCAGATCTTCCTTTGGCCGATAAGGTAAAGCACCTGCAAACTAAATCTAACTTCACTGCATCTGGTATAGATCCTGCGAGCCTTCCAGAAGAAGTCGTTGAACAGTTAGACAGGGCAGGTTATAAGCTTGTGCACGGTGTTGAGTACATGACACCTAAGGACGTGTTGCATTTTGATGTTGAAATAGCTGACCTTGTTGATAAGACTAAGGACATTGAGAGCCTTGGACTTTCCAGCAGGTTCCAAAGGCACTTGCAGGAAACGGGCATGAGGTATGCCCGTAAGTATGGTCAAACATTTTTGCGCCATGAACCGGACCATGTAAAAAGACTGTATCGTAGGCAGCTTAAAGATAGGCTTAAATACTATTTCCCAGATGCTGAAGAGGCCGAATTAGTGGGCATGATTGATGGGCCATTGAGTAAGGTCGTGAGTATTATTTCTACGAGTATGGGTGATATTCAAGCAAGAAAAATATATGACACCGCCATTCAAAAGGGTTATACGAATTTGAAGTCTAGCTGGGCCCCTACTGTTCCTACTGACCTTGTCAGAAATAGGAACGTTTGGAAAGAAGCCGAACACCTTTTAAGGACGGGTAAGTATGCTAAAGAAGGCAGGAAATTCAGTAAAAAAGAAATCAACAATCTTTACCATGCCCTTAAGGAGGCCAAGGTAGTAGGCCCTCAGCACCGTGGTAGAATTACTAACTGGCTGGATAAAGTGCAGGCAACTCCTAACTTGACTAATACAATGAGATTGTTGGGCAGGGTTGATACTGGCAGTGCGCCCAAGTCAGTGGGCGTGTTTGCCACTAGGGCCGCCGGTGCTATCGCCGGTGGGTATGCATATGGCCATTATATGGCCGGTGATAATTCCCGTTATAATCCTAATAGCGAAGACAGTTCTATTTGGGATTCTCTTGGTGCTTTCATAGGCACGGCAACTGCTGCTGCAACTGGTCGTGCCGGTGCGACAAGAGCACTGGTCGGATCTCAAAAGAAATTCCTTAAAGGTGCTGACTTGCAAAACAGTTTTCAAAAGTTCTTTAATGCTAGGCTTTACACTTCTGATACGGCAGGCAAATTGTCACCGATGAAAAGACTAAGCGCAGCTGCTAATAGGATTGATTCTTACAGCATGAGCGAGAGAAGCCTTTTGAAGCACTGGTCTTACACTGGTGATGCAGCTGCTAGCCTTCGGGATTACATGAGGTTTTCGTTGTCCCCTATTTTTGACGCTTCACGTTATTCAGAGGGAACGATATTGAGCCAAATAGCAATTCCAGAGGAAGTGCAAATGGCAGGCGGTGTCAGGATGAACATGTCTCCGAGCAAATGGAGAAAGCAAGTAGCGACCAAGCGTGCCAAAGAAGTTGGTGGTAATTGGAAGGATCATGAAGATTTTGCAATGGATGCTTGGAGGGAAATAAGAAGCAGGTACATTGATGCACAGAGCGTGTTCGGTGACTTTGACTATAATGCCCTTGAAGCGGCCACTGCTAGATTCCAGCAGATAGGCATTCTTGGGTTTAATACCCATGAATGGGAAACGTCCATGTTCGCTGACCTTGTTCTATTGCACGGCATGGACGATATAGAAGCGTATAAGCTGTCTAAGAAAGTATTTACTTATGGTGTGAATCCTAGGTCGGCAGCTGAAATGAACGTCAATGCTATCTTTTTCCCGTTTAGCTTTACAAAGAAAACACTGGGACACGCAGCACAATTCGCAATGCAGGACTGGTCAAGGACTGTCATGATACACAATCAGTTGAGGTTGTACGATGTCCTTGACGAGAAGTATGACATTAGGGGAATCATGGAAGATAGGCTTCCATTGCTAGACAAGTTGCAAAGGCTAAATCTTTTGGCCAATGGTATCGCCCCCGGTCAATTCGGTGGTGCTAACAGGCCTTTCCTTGACGTGTTTGAGGCAACGCCTGTGGGTTCTGGTTTGATAGACCCTGTTAAGAATCTCTTTGCCCCTCAATTTGTTACTATGAATAACAATAAGGATTTGAACGACATGATTGACACCATGACAAGAGTGTTGCCTGCTTTCAATGACGTTCGTGCTCTGAGTGAGGACCTTCAGCAACAGGGTCACGTTATATTCAGTAGTCCTACGCACAGGACTCAAGATGCGGAAAACCGTGTCGCTCGTGCAGAGTCCCTTGCAATGAAAGAAACCCTTGATGCTCACCTGAAGAGCATGGGCATAGAGGACGGCTTTAAGGCAATTAACAGGAAGGGCTTTGAAAATATCAGGATGTGGTGGGAGAACTTCCAGCTAGGACTGGACGAAAGGTATCCGGGTTATAAGGAATCTAGGTTTAGTTCTGCTGGTTATGCACAGGCAAGGACTCAGGATAGAAAAGAATATATTGCCCATATGGAGATTGCGAAGGAATCTGGTCAGAGCTCAGATGAGTGGAGTTCTAAGGCCAAGGTCGGTTGGTTGATAACGTATGCAGAGGCCCTTACTAGGGCATATGGCGGTAATGCGCTTGATCCTACTGCTTTTGTGCCTGCTGTTTACACTGATGACCTTATAAGAAGAGCCATTTCTTGGGCTGAAGATGACCCAGAAGTTGCACTGGGGTGGATTAAGCACCTTAAGCGCAACTGGGGCCCTATTGAGGAAGTTATGTACTAATGTCAGACACTTTAAATTCTACAGATTTTCAAAATGCTAAAGAGTTTATTAAGCAGTACCTTCTTGAGGCCGGTTTTCCTGATACGGAGTACTGGAATCAGGTCATAGATGATCGCATTTTAGAACTCAATCAAGATGGCACGTTAAATGGTTTCATTAACACTGCCGGAGGCAGGGAAGATCTTGCCGGTTTGTTTGACATTCATTTCTTTATGGAGCAAAGAAACCTTAGTGGGCAGGGTATTTCATGGTTGGATATGTCAATAGACAATGCACCAGAGGGCGAAGCAGAGTTTGAAATAGATAAATCTATGGCATTTGACAAGTCAAGCATGCCAGCTACGGCTTCTGTGCCAGCTTACGAAGCGGTCAAAGAGTTAAAGAGGATAGCTGAGGAAGAGGGCAAGTCGGCAGCTGCAACTGATCAGGCAAGAGATGTTCAGGTAAATCAACAAGCAGAGAAAGGCGTTCTCGCTATTCCTAAAGTTTTCGGAATGACTCTCACTGAAGGTGATCTGGCCATATTGGAAGAAGCTGGCGTTATTGAAAAGAGAACTACTTCTGAGCAACTCGGAGAAATTGATCCAGATGCGGAGATACCTCCTCTTGAAGGTGGACCTCAGGGTTATGATGGTTACAAGTTCACTGAAATGGCCAAAGAAAGAATTAAGGCCTTTATGCAGGAACGGGGGATAGATATTAATCTTCCGTACACTGAGCAATGGGCCAAAGCGCAAGAGGGCGCTGATCGTAATTTCTTAGTCAATGTAATGCCGAGCATTATAGCGCCGGAATTATTTGAAACAACATATTATGACTGGGGCAACGGAGTTCCATTTAGAGAGATTGAAAGCGTAAAGCAAAGCATGGCCCTTACCACTCCTCAGATTAAGGCCATTGTTGATAGTGCTGCTCAGTCAGGTGTGCCTTGGCAGTTGGTCGCACAGGCAGCTTTTCAAAAGAAAGAATTTTTTCAAGATGCTCCTGAGGATACGAGTGCCATGACTCCTGAGCAGGTTGCCGATAATTTAATGGGCGGCACCATGCCAATACCCAGTGCGGATCCTAGGGGATGGACCGAGGCAAGTGCGTATGAAGTTATTCAAGAGACTGTTGATCAGATTGCCGACGGGGCACAAATGTACGGTGGGTCATACGAACTGGCCTACATACACAGCATTGATCCTAAGCTCGCTGACAAGATCTACAATGACCACGATGCACTGACTGACTCTGAGGTAGCTGCAAAGAATGCGTACATAAATCACTTAGAGGTATATGCTGCCAATAATCCTAGGAGCGATCTTGCTACGAGTGTTAATACTAGAGGAACTAATTTTAATTTCATTAAAGGACTGCAAGCAGGTGCAACTGATAAGACGGTATTTGAGGATCCTAGTCTTAAGGACAGTACGAGGAATAGTTACAAAGTTATCTATGAATCCAAGTTTCTTAGGGAACCCACAGAAAGGGAGCTTGATAATTTTATTAGGTTCTTTGTGGGTAAGGAGGCCGAATATCAAAAAGCTGCACGTTCTTGGAATCCTTTGAAGGACGGGGAGTCGCCGTTTGTTTTGACTGGCAGTGATGGCCAGCAATTAAGGGCAACTGCATCTATTGATGAGTGGTTGAAGAGCGGTGAGAACCCTGAGTATGCTTTGTTGTACGGGAAGAAACCAGAGGGCGTTACCGACGATCAGTATCTTTCTTCGTTTGAGCAGCAAGCTGCTAAGTTGTATGGTTCTGCTCAAGCTGCTCAGATGGTTAACCTTAGGAGGCTCGGTATGCAATCCGGTGACCTTAATGTGGTGGGCCAGCAGGGCATAGTGTCCGGTGAGGGCTATGATAGTTCTGCTTTCCAGCAAAGACTTGCAGGGTTTAGAAGTGTGTTTAGGAGTACAACATGAGTAATGGGATTCCCCCAGTAGCTTCTGGAGCGGAGAATAGTCGTATCAACTTTGCTTTGGGTATTTTGTCGTATGCAGGTTGGCCTGTAACTGAGGGTAATCTCAGGGCACTTGTGTGTTGGATGCAGAAAGAAAACACCGGTGCTGGTTATAATCCTTTGGCAACTACTCAGCCAATGCCCGGAGCAGGGTTTTGGAATTATATCGGTGAGGGCAAGAACTATGGTGTAAGGAATTACACTAGTTTTGAGCAGGGTGTTCAGGCCACAGTGCAGACACTTCTCAATGGTAATTATCCTAATATAGTCGCAGGGCTTCAGGCCGGTTTAAGTGGCCCTGAGGGCCTTGACCTTGGTGACCTTGCCGTGTGGGGAACTGGTGACAGGGCCAACGCAGGGCAATACACAGTGGCAGACAAAGGATATTTCCCTAACCATCCAGATTATCAAGTTGGTACTACTCAGGGCAACTTTGATGGCTCTGCTACTGGCATAGCCACTACACTCCCATCAGGGGGTCAAGGGTATGTGGTGGACGGAGTCCAATACGTTGCCTATGAGATCCTACCCGGTTCAGGTGCATGGATATATTTCAAGCACGCAGGGAGCATAGCTGGTTCATCTCAAATGACGACAAGCCAATGGGAGGGCACTACTACCAACTGGGTCAATGGGGGCGCTACCACTGAAGGCCTTTTCGTTGATCCCATTGCATCGGGCAATCGCTCATGGGACGACATTATGGAAACGTTCCTCATGGAGGCCGGTATATACGGTACCGATGCACTAGAGGACGCAGAAGTTCTCGGTGTCGTTGCAGAGTTTATTGCACGGCCCGATATGACACCAGAGGAAGTTCAAGCAAGGCTTGAAGAAACCGAATGGTGGAATAGTAGGACAACTGGCCAGCTTGAATGGAATGATCTTTCTGATGCCGAAAAGGACCTGAGGCTTAAAGAAGAGGCCCTGAAGCTCGTTACTCTTTGGAAAACGTATACCGGTGAGACCATTAGTTGGGCCGATTACGGTGATGAGAATGGTAATGTGAGCTGGCAAAGCGTAATGGATAACAATCCTGAGCTGGCTCAATGGGCAGAGAACGTTGCATCTGGTTCGCATACTCAGATAGAGGCAGTTCATCAGTGGATTTACCCAGAGGCAGAGGCCATTGAGAACTCTCCTGTTAATAGGGAAAGAGATGAAGAGGAAATAGCTCAGAATACTAAAGACTATGAGATTTCTAACAATAGAAGGGCAGTCATTGAGGAGTATGAAAGGTGGGGAGTTGAGATTTCTGATCAGCAGGCCGACCAAATGGCCGAACAGTTATACATGAGGGAAAGGTCCATGGCAGATGTGATGGCCACGGCCGAAGCTGTGTCTGCTGCTAAGTGGGTGCACAAACCAGAGGGAGTGGATTTTGATACTTGGGCCCAGCCATATGCCACTCAGTACGGTGCCCTTATGGAGAAGTCTTCTCCTACGTTTAGGGACAGTGCTTTTAGCAATATGTTAATGGGCGAAAACCTTACGATGCATGATTTTAAGAAACAAATTAAACAAACAGAAGAATGGAAGAACACTGGCAATGCTCAGGACGAGTATTCTAAGGCCTTTGGCACCATAGGAAGATTGATGGGATTTGGATAAATGGCAACAGCAGTAGATGAAGTACTCAGTTTATATCCTTGGGCGGCAGAGATAGGTCTCGTTGACCTTATCACTCAGGGTGTTATTGACGGTGATTCTTCTGAGGAAATGGTGGCAAGGATCCGTGAAAGTGCTCCTTATAAAGAGCGCTTTCCTGCAATGGATTTCGGTGTCTTTAGGAACGAACGTGAATACTTGGACAGGGAAAATGATTACAGGACTGTGTTAATTGAGAGCGGATTTTATGATGCGGCCACTGATAATCCTATGGATTATGCTGGTTTCATTGAGCAGGGCGTTACCCCTGATGTGCTCCGTGAGAGAACTACTGTGTATAGGAATTTAGAGGCAGGTAGTCAGGAGCTGCGTGATGCTTTCTATGTGTACGCAGGTCTTGATGTGTCTGTTGATGATTTGTTTCAGGCAGTAGTTGATAAGCAATACGGTCAGAGGTTGGCACAATCTTATAATGATGCTGTGGCAACTGGATCACTGGACAGTCCAACGTATTACAAGAGGATCGCAGAGACAACTATTAAAAATGCTGTTAATAGTCTGAGCGGTAGCGAGGACTTTAAAGACGATGTCCAGAGTATTATGAATACTGATATTAATCAGGCAACTGAGTTAGTGGCAGCACTTGATATGGGCACTACTGAAACTTTGACCTTTAGTGAGTTGTCATATGCCTTTCAATATGCCTTGTTGGGATCTGCTGCAACTGAGCAAGGGCTCATTGCACCTGATAAGGAGATGGCAGAGAGGTTGCGACAGGCCGGAGTTGACCGTGCCAAGGCATCTGCTGTTTATGGAACGTTTGCGAGTAACAGGGGGGCTATTCAAGGAGCTGTTCAGCGTGCCACTCAGGGAGCGGTTCAGGAATTTAGTCAAAGAGACTTTGAAGAAGGGGCCTTGTTGGGCCAAAGAGAAGAGCTTGATCTCCTCCAGAGAGCTCAGGCAATGGAACAGGCGTACTCTAGAAGGGGTGGCTTTGCCACCCAGCAAGAGGGAAAACGGTTCACTCAGAGGGGTAGAACCGGCTATTAGTACACACTCTATGGGGTGCTTATAGATCCTTGTTTTGTTTCCCCCAGCACAACAAGCGTACAACTATTGGGGCGTAGGAGAAGAGCATGAGTATTTACGACGAAGACGACGGTCAACAAGTAGAGGAATCTGGCTCAAGCCTCAGGCAAAAGCTTGAGGATACCTTAAAAGAAAAGAATGAGTTAGCAAGGGAATTATCCGGCCTTAAAGCAGACGCTATCATTAAGGAGCTCGGACTCTCATTGGTTAAACCAGAAGATCTTAAAGGTGTAAAACTTAGCGAAATGACCGAAACGGCTCAAACGCTCCACAGTGAGCGCCAAGCCCAACAGGTTGAATTAGCTAGGGAAATGCTTAGTCGCAAAGGCTTTGAAGGCGAAGAACTTGACAGAGAAGTAGAAGCTTTTCTAGATGTTCCAGCTGGCCCAGATGTAGCAGCCCATGCAAGGGTAAAGGAAGCTTCACAGGTAGGCGGTACCACTGCTCCTGTTAAAGATCCTAGATCTTTGTTTGGCCTTGACTCCATTGAAGCAGCACTAGCCAAAAAGACTAAGTAGTAACTATCAATCCTACAATACAATGAGGTAATTATTATGGCTTCAGGGAGCCTTTCACTCCTTGAGTCTGCCAAGTACGGTAACGATCAGCTAGCTGCTGGGGTTGTTGAGACTCTTATTCAAGAATCACCAATTTTAGAAATGCTACCTTTCACTGCCATACAAGGTAACGCACTCAAGGTCAACGTTGAAGATACTCTTCCAGCGCCTGCCTTCCGTAATGTAAACGAAAACTATAGCCGGACCTTTGGTACGGATACAGAACGTTTCTTCGGATGTAGCATTCTCGGTGGAGAGGTCTTCATAGACAACTACATTGTTCGTGTACAAGCGAACCAAATCAGTGCCAAAGCACGTCAATATGCGAAATTTGCTAAAGCAATGTCTCGTACTTTTGACAAGTACTTCTTTGACGGTACTGGAACAGCTAAAGACTTTAAGGGTATCAATGCTCTTATTGACGAAGGTCTGGGCCAGAAAGTCATCCAAGCTTCTGGTGGAGGCACACTAACACTAGCCAAGATGGACGAGGCAATGGATACCGTAAGGAACCAGTCATCTCCAGATGCATTGCTAATGAATCGTACGCTACGTCGTAAGATCACAAGCCTTGCTCGCAACACCAGTGGGTACTTCACCCTTCTGGACGTTGGAGAAGATATGCTCGGCCGTCAGGTATCAACCTACAACGGTGTTCCAATCCGAATCATCGGTGATGACAAAGATGGCTCAGCTATCCTTGGCTTTGACGAAGATCCCGGAGATGGAACTTCAGATACTTCAAGTATCTACTCAATAGCTTTCGGAACCGATGAAAACGTTTACGGTATTCTCGGTCTCGGTGGAAGCTTTGACGTTGTAGACTTCGGAGAAACAGAAGCTAGCCCCGGTCACTTGGGACGAGTTGAATGTTACCCCGGAGTTGTCGTAGCCAATTCATTTAGTGTCGTACGTCATTACGGCATCCATGACGCTTAAGGAGTAAACATGGCACAAGCAACAAGAACACCCGGTCCGGGTACAACTATTGAAGATGCAAATGCAGTTGAACTGATTGATGCAGCAAGCACCAAATCAGCTAGCGTCACTGCATCTTGGAAACAAGTTGATCGGCCCGGTCACGTCGTAGTGGTAACTACACTTGGAGCAATCGGTGGCAGCGTCACCGGCTTTGACATTGAAATACTTGGAGCTGATGATTCATCAGGAACCAACCCTGTTTCATATGGTTACTTTGACAAAATTGCCGCAGCCGATGCAAATGAGACACGGTACCTAGAGATGGTTGCTCACAAACCATACATGGCAGCCGTTGCTACATATGCCGGTTCAGGGTCAGTTGTGGTCGGAGTTAAAGTCCATGCGATAGCTCACAAGGCTCGCAGCGAAACACGCACAGCCTAAGGTTGTGCTCTATTGGTGGAGGGGCTTCGGCCCCTCCACTACAATGAGGTACTATGCAAGATACTATTGATTCAAAAACATGGAACGTATTAGCCACTTGTGAAAAGTGGAACAAAACTGAGGACTATAAGTCCGGCAGTTCACCCGATGAAGTTCTTGAAGTGGAGAACAATCTCCTTCTTAATGAGGGTATAACTGCTCTTCTTAATCTTCTTATCGGTGCTACTGAAACAGCTTTTAATAACGCCAATTCATATATTGGTGTTGGTGATAGCGCAACGTCAGCAGCTGCTGCACAGACAGGCCTTCAGGCTAGTTCTAACAAAGACTATCAGGGCATGGAGTCGGGCTTTCCGTCTGTCTCTGGCCAGACTGTTACATTTAAATCTGAGTGGGGTTCCTCTGAGGGTAACTTTGCTTGGAATGAATGGACGATAGCGAGTGGAAACAGCGATTCAGCTGATAACCTTAATAGGAAAGTGGCTTCCCTTGGAACTAAAACCTCAGGATCCACTTGGACCTTAACAGTAACTATTACAATTTCTTAGTATGCAAAAATCTCAGATAGAAATTCAAGATATTTTTAACAAGCTCAGTCCTCAGGGCAAGCTTGAATGGGAGAATGCTGCTTTGAAAGCCCAGATTGAAGTTCTAACTGAGAGAATAGCTGAGTTGGAGCAACAAGATGGCAACGAACTTTCCGAGTAGTTTAGACACTTCCACACAACAACCTACTATTTCGTCTACTGATGAGATGGATGATTCTGGTAAGGAACATGATGTTGTTCATACCAACCATTCTGGTGCGATCATTGCTCTGGAGACTAAGTTAGGTACTGGTGATTCTAATGCCACAGCTAATGCTGTGCTTATGGGTACTGGTTCTGGCACGTCTGGGTGGGATACGTCACCGACCTTTAAAGGTACGGTGACTGTTGGTGAAGATGATACTGGTCATGACGTTAAGTTTTTTGGCGCTACTTCTGGCAAGTACTGGGAATGGGATGAATCTAACAACCAGATGCACGTTGCAGGTAATATCTTAGTTGGTGAGGACGAGACTCAAAGTATTACTTTTAGGACTGGGGCAGCAGGAACTGAAGGTTTATTAAAATGGGTATTTAATCAAACAGACGGAACAACATATGCGACTATGGGTATTACTTATGATGATAGGGCTACTCATGGTTTCTATTTAGACTCTGCTTATCCGATAACTCTTGATGGTACTACTAATATCAATTTTGAAATTGCTGGCACTAAGTATGGTTTCTTGGAGGCCGATGGAGATTGGTATTTTGGAACTTCAGCACAGCAAGTAAGAGTTGATTACGATAGCTCTGATAAATTAAAATTGGTGGGCGACACTGGTAGTGATCGGCCTTACATTTCTATTTGGAACAGGGATGCTTCTGGAAACCTTGATCGTAAGGGCTACATAGGCTACCCTCATGCAGCCGACAATGCTTCTCGTATTTATGTACGAGCAGACCAAGGCTATTTAGATCTTGGGGGAAATCCGGGTGTCTATATTAATGGCAGTATGTATATTAACTCTACTGTGGGTCCGATCCTTGGAAGTGGTTCTGGTGATACGTTACGAATAACTAATGACCATGGTTATATTGATATTGGCCCTATGAATGATGGCGCAGAACACATTTATGCTTCGGCATCAACTCTTTGGCTAGGTTCAGGTGGTTCTGCTAGGCTTGCGATAACGAGCAGCACTGTTTATCCTAATGGTAATGGGACTATAGATTTAGGTAAGTCAGGGAAGCCTTGGGAACATTTGTGGTTGGCTCAGGCCAATACGTTCTCATCAGGTGGATACTATACCTTGCGTTCAAGGGACTCTGACCGTCAGGTCATGGAGTTGACATCTAGTGAGCGCTTTAAAAAAGATATTGTTGATTTGCCTTTGGAAGAGGCGTATCAAATTCTGGATGCTAGGCCTATCAAGTACAGGGGCGTTGAGGATGATGAGACTGTTCCTCTTGAAGCAGGTCTATCTGCCGAGAGTTTGCACGATGCAGGCTATGAGTATGCTGTTCGTTATGATGAGGGCCATTGGGGTGAAACCCCAAGGTCAATTTATTATGAATACTTAACAGCTCCTTTGATCAAGATCGTTAAGGATCTTAAGGAACGTATAGAAGCTCTGGAGGGCTAGCATGGGTGTCGCTTATCGTGCGGTAGCGACAGACTATAGGTCGTCACTCCTCTACAGGCCAACACTAGTTGCTAAGACTGATTCTGATACTGGGTCGGGTGCTGATGCTGCCACACTGGCAGCTGTATTGTCATCGTCTGACACAGGGTCGGGAGCTGATGCGAGCACACTTGTTGTGGTCTTATCCTCTACTGATACAGGGTCTGGGGCCGATGCAGGTAGCGTAGCAGCTGTCCTAACTTCCTCTGATACAGGCTCAGGAGCCGATCTAAGCGCCCTCATAGCCCTTCTAACGAGTTCTGATACAGGTTCTGGTGCTGACGCAGGGTCTCTTATCGCTCTTCTGAGTGGATCTGACACCGGTTCAGGGGCAGAAGGTGGGCCTTTCATTGATTTATCGTCCTCAGATACAGGCTCAGGTGCTGATGCTGGCAGTGTCGCAGCTCTTTTAAGCAGCTCTGATACAGGATCTGGGGCTGAAGCACAGATATTATCCCTTGCGATAGTTGATACTGATAGTGGTTCTGGCAGTGACGCAGGCAGTATCATAGCTGTTTTGACAGCTTCTGATACTGGTACTGGCGTGGATGTCACGACTGTTAGCGATAGGGATTTCCTCTTTACAGAGGATGTCAACATTGCTGTGATCAATATAGGGCCTTATGGTGTGGATGATTCAGCATTTTCACACAAGGTCAACGAAAGGTACAGGCTTGGCAAGGCAACTACTAGGATGAAAGGCCGGAGAGGGTACTCAAGATGAGACATATTAGGGGTAGTTACTGAGATGGCTACTACAACGAGTAAGACACTAAAAGAATTAATTGAAGATACTCTTTCTATTCTGTATAGGAATAGTGAGCGTCCTTTTCAGGTAACTACTGGCTCTACTGCTTTAACGGCTAGCGCTACTGACACTACCTGTACCCTAGGTTCTGGTGATTCGTCTGTTTCGGCCACAGATATTCTTGAAAATGGGCAGGAACTTATGCTAGTAACTGGTAAGGGCAACGAGTCTACTCCTGTTTTCACGGTCGCTCGTGCTTATGCGAACACTAACGTAGAGGCGAGCAGCACGGGAGATACTCTTTTGATTAACCCTTCCTTTGCTAGGAGGGACATCTCAGTATACATACAGCGATGCTTTAAATCCTTGATGAATACGCATCTCCCTGCGATCTCATCTGGTTCATACACCAGAACCAGCAAGAAGCAATACATTGAAATGCCAGCCACCACTATCAGGGTTTTATCCGTCCGGCACATGGTCACATCTACTGGTCGCATTGTTGATGTCGGTGGTTGGCAGTTTGAAGAGGACCTTCCGACTGGTCTTATTTCAACTGGGAAGGCCTTGCGTCTTCCCTCTACTGTGGACGATGATGATGATATGATAGTTACTTACCAAGCTCCTTATGCTTGGTCTGATACTACTCCTGTTGAAACATCTACGATCTCTATACCAACTGGGGCTGAGGATATTCCTGCCCTTTGGGCAGCTGCTTATGCTGTTTCTCGTCGTGAGGTTACTCGTGGTGACCTTGACAAGATTGAGGAATGGAATCAGGAAGCTGCTATGCGTCAAGGCGTGAACTTGCGTTGGGCTAGAGAGCTTTGGGGCGAGGTGTATCGCCGTGTTGATGATGCCAAGCGTCTTCAGTATGTTCCAAAGTATCGCACGTTCCGTAAGATCCCCCACATTTTATAAGGTAATAATATGGCATATAAATATACTAATTTCGTAGAAGGAGTTTTAGACGCTAGTGCCAGTGGTATTAGTGATACTGATACAACTATTGATGTTGATTTTGCTACTAACTCTGTTATCCCTACAGGCCTGAGTGATTCTAATTACATGATGTTTGTAATTGATCCTGAAGGAGCTGAACATCCTCCTGAGGTAGTTAAGGCAACTAATATAACTGGTTCTTCTAATCCGTACACGTTGACCGTTACTCGTAATCAGGAGAGTTCTGGTGCTAAGGCTTTTGATCAGGGGCGTAAGATTGTTGGGGCTGTTACAGCTGGACAACTAACTAACTTTGCCACTAAAGATGCCACTGTTTTTACTGGTGATGTCACTATCCCTGATGGGGATTTGATCCTTGGTTCTACAGCTGTTACTTCAACAGCTGCTGAGTTGAACAAACTTGATGGAGCTACGGTTACTACAGCCGAACTTAACTATCTTGATAACGATGATTTGGTTGCTGCTGACATTACTAAGCTAGCTGCTATCACGGCTGATGCTAATGAAATTAATGTTCTTGATGGTGTTACAGGCGGTACTGTTACCGCTTCTAAAGCACTGGTAGTGGACGGCAACAAAGACCTAGCAAGTTTACGCAACGTTACACTGACTGGAACTTTGACCGTAGACAGCGTAGGAGTCACTGCTATACAAATATCTAGCGAAAGCTTCGCTAACAACAACACTAGCCTTATGACCAGTGCTGCAATAGAGGACAAGATCTTGTCGTATGGTTACACAACTAACACTGGCAATACTACGATACACTTTGGTTCTGGTGCACCCAGTGCTGGTGGTGCCAATGAACTTTGGATAAAGACGAGCTGATATGTCTAAGATCTACAGGTCCACTGGTGAGGGAACTGGGGCTTGGACTCTAGTTCCTGATGGCACTGACATATCAAGGTCCACTGGGTCAGGGAATAGCTGGACCAACCCAGTTTCTATTTGGCGTTCCACTGGTTCGGGTACAGATAATTGGACTAAAGTGTGGTCTAAGTCTGATCCTGTTAAGTACACGTTTGTGGCTAACAGGTCTAAACACTTTAGGCACACTACTGGGAGTTGGGGCAGTAGTCCTAGCGCTGCTTCTTTAAGAACTGGGGCGTGGAATGTTGACGGTGGTGGGGGAACGTACTCTAACTCAACTTATGTTGGTGTATTTGGTTTTAGCACAGAGTCTGGAGGGCAGACATTAGCTCAAGTTCTTGCAGAAAGACCTTATGTTACTAGTGCTGCGCCTACTGCTGGAGGTTCTGCTGAAAACTCTATAAAGTTAAGAAGGCAAACCCCAACGTACACAGGGTATGGGAGTGCATACGGCACATGGTATCTTGGTAAATACACAGGGGATACTACAGACGGATCTCCTGATGCTGATGATTGCAACCAAACTGGGAAAATATCTAAAACACTTGCTTCAGGATCTCCTATAACTGCTGGAGGGTACTTAACGTACACTCCATCTGTGTCGGAAATGCAAGTGTTGGCAGATCACATGGACACCAACCCACTGTGGATTACAAACAAAAACAGTATAGCTAACATAAAAGCTAATGGGGGCTTTATTAACACGGAGTACCTTGTTTTTTACGGAACAGGGGAAACAACACCTCCGACTCTTACGCTAACTTTAGATTATGTGGCCCCATGACGAATTTATCAAACGCAACCATGCGTATAGGTGGAAACTCAATAGGGGTAAACGGTGTGGCCGGTAGGCCTATACACGATTCACCCACTGTTACCAGTGTCTCGGCATCCGTTGACCAAAACAGTGAGTCCAATAGCACTGTGACATGGACGTTTGGGCAAGATCAGGGAGATACTCAACATGCTTTCCGTGTCCGTGCACAGAACAGTGACGGTTCAACTGTTTATTATGACTCTGGCTACCAGTACAACACTGACGCTACTTTTGTAGTTGACACTGACGAAGAGGGTATTCCTGCTAGGAACAATCAAGCTGTCCACTGGAGAGTTGATGTGCGATCAGATGAGTACAGCTCTCATGCTGTTACCGACAGGTATGAGGCTTTCAGTACTGGTAGTGCTACTTACAACTGGGGCGATGCTCCTTGCACAGTTACTACTCTTGACGATGGAGGTGGTGCTGACCCAATTACAGGTGGTGCCATTACGATCACTAAAGCTACCGGCCATAGAGTCGCATGGACTTTAGGAGGAGGAGATACACAGCAAGAGTACAGGGTCATGGTGAAAGAGTTTGCCACTGATAATGTGTTGAGCGACTCTGGATGGGTCGTGAGCTCTAATGCATATTACGATATACCTTATACGTTTAGTAGTGGTTCAAAGTATAAGCTTTCAGTTCAGCTGAAAAATACCTTCGGTATAAGGAGCCACTAGTGACTACGCCAGCAGAGGACATTGTAGTAATAGACGTAGACATTGATGATGTATTTGATTACGATGACCTTGAATCTGTTGGTAACATTTATCAGGTGGGGATCAATGGCGTAGGTTACATGCTCGCTGACTCTCCTCAGGAGCCTGCCTATAGAAAGCAATCTGTCCCTCTTGATCCACAAAGGCTTGCCACCACTAACACTCCTTTTTCTGAGGCCATAGAACGATACAGCTTTGCGTCTTTGTCAGACGCTACCGGTGGTGCAGGCCAACGATGGCTTAATCGCACTACGAGTGATGGCACCATGTTTTACTCTTCTGAAGGGATTGATCCGTTTACTACTAAGGGTGAAATAACGTTACTGAATACAGCTTCCACCGAAGAGATAGATAATACCTATGCTTCTGCTAGGTCTACTGTTGTGGGCACTGTACTGTACACTCAAACAGGTGCATCGGCATTGAAGCATGTGAGCACCCCCGGAGGAACTGAAACTGCTCTGAGTATCACTGATGGTTCTGGTGCAGTCACTATTACGGACCTTACTTCTGATGGTCAGTACTGGTATGCGGCCACAGGCTCTGCCGTACTAAGAGGGACCACATCTGATCCGGCGGCCAACTGGTCTACGGTTGATTGTTACAAAGTTAAATGGGCTGGAGGTAGAATCTGTGCAGCTGCAAAGAGCTCAGGTTCTACGCCCAACGTGTTTACCACACTTAATCAGACAGGTGGGGAGGAAAGAACTAATGGTCACATTACTTTCCCAGTCGGTTCAACAGTTCACCTAGGCGGTGAAGCTGCTGGCTTTATTTATTTCGGAGTTGAGTCCGGCTCTGACGGAGCTATCTGGGGCTGGGACATGAGTCTTAATGACTCAGGTGGCCAAAGGTATCCTTTCCAAGCTCTTGAATTACCGTCGGGTTTGGTGCCCACTGCTGTTGGGACAGCAGGAGGGTTCGTTTTTGTTCGTGCGTACAGGCCAGAGGGAGCCAGCAAGGGACAAACACTGCTATTGCAGTGCGCCCCTAACCAGAACGGAGCTCTTGTGGCCACTGTCGTGGCCGAGCTGGCACCTGTAGGGACATCTGCTAATCATAAGGTAGGTGGTTTTGCCACATCTGGTGACTTCCTATACTTTTCTTGGAAAACTATGTCTAACTCTAAGGCAGGAGTCGGTGCCGTGTACCTACCCACTGGTGGGTATGCCAAATGGTATGAGACAGGGGCCGATGGAGACATAGAAACAATTAACATATGGCAGGGCCTACCTGTCATGACAGTTCAGGGTCAGGGCGTGTACCGTGTGGACACGTCATCTTATGTTACCTCTGGCAACATAATTACTTCTATAGCCGACGGTGCTAGCGCACTGGATAAAGTCTTTGATGAGGCAGTTGTAGTGGCCGACCCTATCCCTACTAACGGTTCAATTCAGGTTCATTATTCTCTTGATAATCAGGGTTCATGGACGGATGCAGGCACATTAAACTCTGCTGGTGTTAAGAGCAAGACGTTTGACATAGCCAAGACAGGTAAAACCATAGCACTGAAAGCTACGTTGGCTTTATCATCTGGCTCAACAGCTCCTAAGATGTCTATCTTGCACGCTATGTACCATCCCATAGGCCTTAAAGACGAGATCGTTCAGTTTGTTGTAGATTGTGGCGATCAGTTAACTGGATTAAACGGTGCACCTTTACCAGAGAATGGAAACGGTGCAGGGGCTACTAGGGCAAGGACGTTGAGGAACTTGGTTCAGCAACGTGTAAAGTTTCAAGATATTGACTGGCACCTTATAGGTGGCAGTTCTGTTTACGACTGCGAATCAGTTGAGATAGGAGCAAACATGATATACAGTTCTTCTACCAGCACACAACAACTGAGACTTTTAGCTACCGTAACATTGAGAAAGGCGAGCTAATGGGTGACGGTGTTATCGCTGCGATTGTTACAGGGGGCTTTGCCTTACTGGGAACAATCATTACAGCAGTGGTGGCACAGATTCGTGGGAGCCGGACAAGGCTCGGAAAGATCTTAGGAGAGATAGCTGACCTTAGGGAAGAGAACAGTATGCAACATGGTGTTACTGAGGTTAAACTAGATAACCTAGGTGAAAGTGCAGAGCGCATTGAAACAAGATTAGATGGCCACATTGAGTGGCACATGGAGAACAAATGACAACATTAATTAAAGCAAAGGAAATACTATGGGTGAACGTGTTAGAACGTGCTGTTGCCACGACTCTACAGAGCTTTCTTGCTGTGTGGATGGTAACGGATTGCTCAACTCTTCGTGCTGCTGCCGTGTCGGCAGTTGCGTCGGGCCTGTCAGTGCTGAAGAATGCAGTTGCTGAATGGAATAGTAAATTGGAAAAACTATAGTGCCATCCGGTAAAGGTACTTACGGTCGCAAGAGGGGCCGTCCACCTAAAAAGAAAAAGAAAAAGAAGTACTAGTGCCTGAGGGTAACGTACCTCTTACCTCTTCTTATGGTAGTGTTACTACTCGTAAGGTAAAGAGGAAGAAGAAGAAATGAAATTCTGTACTCACTGCAATTTAGAGAGCGATGGTAATATCTGGTGCCCTATTTGTAGTAAAGCTTACGACGTTAAGGAAGCCCGTGAGACTCTTGAGTCTCTAAGGTGGAAAGGTTTTACCGGTGAGCACTCTACTAATCCTAAGATGGAGGAGTTCGCTCAGACAGGTGATCCTTCTGTGTTTGCTAAAAAGGGTGCACTGGATTACTCAGGTAAGTAATCATCGTCGTCGTATAGGCCTGCCAATAGGCCACCGACGTGCTCTTCCTCATAGTAAACCTTACTCAATGGGAAGTGTTGGGCTATCGTGACAGGGATGTCGTCCATTCTTATGACGACTAGAGCAGGCCCACACATGCACGATGCTTCCATGTCGCAATCATGAGTGAATTGCTCTACCGGAACCCTGTGCAGTGATGTGTGGCCCACCTCACTAGAAATAAAGTGTTGCCATACAACCGCTTCGGGTTGCTGTGAGCTCATCCCAGTCATGACGTGTACTTATCAAGCCTACGACCGTCGTTCCTTGGTCTCCCTGCGAACATGGTATCTATTTCAGATACGTTTAAATATGAACCAGTGGGCTGAAGTAGTCCAGTGGCAATCTTTTTGTGATAGTAATCATCAACGGAGCTACCGTTTCTCATTTGCCCTAGGTGATAGTAGCAATAGTTGTGGCCTTGGTGGCTTGGCTGTACGCACCTGCCCCATTTAGTTATTGTGTCGCAACAGCTCATGCTTCATACTCTCCTTAGCACTTCTCCATATCTTGTGAACATATGAACGAGAGCATCCGAGCTTTTTTGCAACGTCTACTTTAGTCATTTGGCCCCACACTATGAGCTCTACTACGTCTCTTTGTTTCTGTGGGAGGCCTTCAACTAGTGATATTAATCGTTCACGTTCAGGATGAGATTCTTCTTCAACGCTTGCAAAAACAGAATTAATTATGTCTGGGCTAACTGCTATTTCTCTCATCAATGATTGCCCTAACTCTGTCCACTAGGTATGGAATGGTGAAATTGTTTTCAACCACCGCATCCCAGTCGGCATCGTCAAGGCTATCTTCACTAGGGTGAGATAGCTTGGGAGCTGATTCACGGTCAATGCGGATCATAATCCCCCCAAGCTTTTTAATAGCTTTAAATTCGTTAGGGTATCGCACGTCTGTGACTGCGATGCCCTTTACGGTCTTGTCCTTCTGGAGCTCTTTAATTTTAGTTGTTACTATTTTTAGCCAGACATCTTCTCCGATGACTAGCCGAGCTCCTTGGCCTAGGTTTTGCAGGAACTGCCTAACCTCAGCTGTTTGCTTGGCTGTTTCCCAGCCTTGCACGTTAACGAAATCACTGAGTGGCATGCCACCACCGATGATGGGGTTGGCCTTTAGGGCCAGCTCCCTTACGCCGTCTGCAAAGGCCACCTTAGAATAAAACAAGTTATCCGCTAGGGTATCCTTACCTACCTGCGCCCTTGATCCTAGTCCTATGATAGTCATACGTTTTTAACTCCTTCTCCTAGGCACTCACTGTTTAGCCATGGGGTACTTACCATAGCATGATCACAGTATTCTTGTGCGTCTTTCTCATGGGCCAGACGAGTGCACATGGTCAGGTCAATGATCCACTTGCCTTTCTTGTGGCCCGTGTTCCCTTCCCTGTTAACTCTCTTCTTGGGAAGAGTTATCATCTCCCATATGGGGACGATGAATACCCGTGGGTTTTCCTTGTCTACGTTATCCCTTAGTAGGAAGAACACTTGAGGGTAGTGCCTCATCGCTCTCCTAATGGAGAGCTCGTCCACTATGAAAGCGTTGCGCTCTTCACATCCCTCTGGGATGGGCCATCTTGCTGTCATCTTGGAATGCTTTTCCTTGATTTCAATGTACCAACCCGGACTGTAGATGTCTAGGTCATCTTTAGCATTGAATCTTGTTAGCAATGGGCGTGTGATTTGGGACGACACAAAGTGTTCGTACCCTTCGCTCCTTTGCTTATCAAGCTTCCGTTGTTGTGCTGTTCTCTGGTATGTTGCCATATTTCTCCTTGAGTAGTTCAATGCCGAAATCTAGGGGCAACACCATTATTGTTGGTGGCGCAGTGGCAGCTCTTCTGTCCCCAGCAGCTGCGACCAAGGCCCAGCGACCATCATCGGATACCTCCTGTAGTGCCCTGCACCATGCCGGTATGCTCCAGCTCTTTCTGTGCTTGGCCTCTACAGGAAATGGCACACCGTGAAAGTCGTTGGACTTGTTGTTTGCCTTAGCTCTGTCGGCTTCTGCCCAAACCAGACGTAGCTTAAGTAGAAGTTCGTTCTCAAACTTCGTTCCTTTAGCTTTGCTCGGATTGGCCATGCCTTTATTTTAGCACAAAGGTTCCCATCCCAGTGCCATTGCCTCTGCCACACGGCCTTCTGGTATGTCTAAACGTTGCACAAAGTTAGGCCCTAGTCCGTCTTTGATTCTTTCACAGGCCTTATTCCCTGCGTCGTCGTTGTCAAGGAGCAAGACAATGTGGGGCGATGACTCTACTTCTCTTGCCCATTCCTCTCTCCACATGCCTGCGCCTGAGGGGAGACTGAGCACGTTGCTACCGACAGCATCGTTTTGGTCAATCCATTTCTGTATGCACCATAGATCTGACTCTCCTTCGCAGATGAACAGTGTCTCTGCCATGGGGTGAGTCTCTCGGACCCTGTACAATCTCTTACTATAGTTTGATCCGTCCACTGAGTACTTACTGCCGGTCGGGATGGTCCTTATCTTAATGCCCCTAATGATTCCCTCTTCGTCTGTGTGCGGTGCCCACAGGGAGGTAGGGGTCAGCCTAACTCCATAGGAGAGAATGTCATCAAGTGTTAGCGTTGGCCATTTGTTATTGATGAGCTCGTTGGCCATTTGGCGAGCTCTTTCGTCTGGCACTGGTTGTTCTTTAAAGATCTTTCCAAGGTCTTTAAAGGTCTCTTCCCTCTTCCTTTTGAATTGGCGTGGGGAGAATTGTATGCCACGTCCTAGTATGTCCATGGCCCTACCAAAGCTGACGTTCATTGCATCCATAACGAACTTGATTACATCTCCTCCCTGTCCAGTGGCATAACAGTAGTAGTGCTCATCGTAGACATGCAGGGATGGAGTGTGCTCTTGCTGGTTGTAGATGCTGTGTATTTTATTGTTTCGGTTGGGTTGTTCCCATCCTATGAGATCTATGGCCTCTCTCATTGAGACTGTGGCCTTGATGTGATCCCTTAGTCTTGTGTCAAATTTCATTGTGTCCTCCAATATGATTTTTGTGACAACAGCCTGTTTAGAATACTATATCACTAATTTTTCCGGTGTCGCTATTCCAGTAGTGTTGTTTGCCTTCTGGGTGTATGCCCCCACCGGTTCTTGTCTTGAGAAACTGCAATCTAATGTCATTCTCTAGCCTGTCCCTATAGTCCTGATCTATCAAGGGGTTCATGGACGGCCTGTACATGCCCAACACAAAGTCGGCTGACTCCTCAGAGCCAAATTTACCATCCGTAAGGTCTAATGGTTTGTGCCCTGCGTTTGCATCTCCTCTCTTAACCTGATGAAGAACGACAACAGCAACGTCAAACTCCCTACTGAATACCTTAAGAGCACGAGCGAGCTCTTGGACCTTGGCCATCTGGCTATCGGTAAAAGCTCTTATCAGCTCAAGGTAGTCAATCAAAATGAGTCTCGGTGGTTGGCCGAACCTATCATTGTAATCCTCAATGACACGCTCAAAATCACCGACAGTTAGATCTGGGTCATCCTCTATCATTAGCATGGGATAATCACGGACAGTCGTGTCAAGCGCATTGGATCGCTTACCGGCACGGAGATCTGTCTCTATCTGCTTTGTGGGTGTATTAGTGTGCACCGATGCGAGTCGCTCCATGATGTAGCGACCGTGCATCTCTAAAGAAAATAATATCGTTGGGACGTGTGGAACATTGCAAGCAATGTTTACCAATAACCAAGTCTTACCGACCCCTGTCCTTGCAAGGCAGAACATCAGCTGACCCGGCGCAATCCCCCCGTTCGTACGGTCATCAAAAAAACTAAAGCCAGTGGGGATGCGGACGTGATCCGACACCGCCCACTGGCTGAGTTCCTTAGAGACCTCTTTGAGGCCTCTGAGCATTAACCAAGCACCTTACCCTGTGCTAGGTTTTGGGCAAATTCAGCTTGTAAACCGAGCCCTTCCCAGACCCATCTAGGAGCTGATTTCTCTGGACCGTAGTTAGAGATAAGCCAGAAACCCACTTTGTTGCCATCATCTTTGAGGGCATTCTCGTGAGTCACGTCTGGTGATCTACCACCATTGTGTGATGACTTCTCTGACCTCCACACTTTCCAGTCTTGTGGATTGTGGAACACTGCGTCTTCCCATTTATCAATGTCTTTACTGTAGCCATTGATGGGCTTTGGCGGTGCAGGGGTATGGGATGCTGATTGTGCCTCAGTAGCATTCGGGAATGATTGCTTTATACTGGCCACAGCATCCACAGCAGGAGCTAATTGTTCCTGCGTTACTGGTGTTATGGGTGTTACAGTTGCCATTGCATCAGCATCAGCGACACGTTCCTGTAGGTCAGGGAGTATCGCATTGAGAGCTGTTTCATAGCCCTGCAAGTCACCGGTTCCAGAGTACAAGGTACTAGCAACTTTCGCCGCTACTTGTACTAGTATTGCATTTTGTTTGTCAGGCATTTAAAACCTCCTAAGGTTGCCTTCTCTATATTTTAGAGACTTATTGCGTATGTCTTACCGTATTCACATTCGTTAAAGTAGTCGCAGAAATTCTTGCTACACCACCATCCATCTGTGTTCGGTACATATGCGTCCTTTTCCATTAGGTCACCAACTATATTAGCATGCTTTAGCGAGGCATGCACCTGTTCTGGGGTACGAGTTTCATTAAATCTCTCAAACCTTGCAGTTGGGTCTATTGTTTTGCCCCTTCCAGCTTTTCTTGGGGCCCAGCTGAGTACATCAAAATAGAATTGTATCCCGTCCAAAGGGACACCTAGGATCACTGACGTGGCCCAAGTGTAATACGATGCCTGTATGCTGTTCTTCTGTGTGTACTTTGATTTAGTCACAAACTCTTTTGAGGTCTTGTGATCGGCGCAAACTATATTGCCCCTTGGGTCCTTCATCATGAGGTCCATGGTCCCATGGGCCTGATGGGTACTGTCTGGTAAAGGAATTGTGAATGTTTCTTCAACGCCTAGGATCTCCCAGTCTAGTGGGTAGTACCATTTCTGGTCGTGGTACATCTTTACGAGCTCCGTGATCCATTTAATGCTCTGCTCCCTGTCAAGGATGACCTCGTCTTTGTACTTAGTCTGAGCTTGGAATTGCCAGTCCATCTGTTCAGATTTCTCAACCTCGTCGTCTAGCTCTGCTATTGCACCGTCAACGAACACGTTGGACGTGCTTATCTGCCGTCCTTCCTTGCGCTCTAAATAATATATTTCATGGGCCTTGTGCACAGCTGTGCCGAGTACTCGCACTATTGATGTGCGGTAGCCGTATTGACGGCCGAGCTTGATCTTGTAGCTACACTTGCCCCATGATCCTACTGTTGATTGTCTGACTGTTGCCATTCTTTGATCCTCCTGATCTGTCTTCTAACTTGATAGTAGCTCGCCCCTGTGACACTTTGTATCTCTCGGATACTTAGCTCCTTGTTGTGGAGCTCCAAAATCTTTGTCTTTTGCTTAGTGCTCAAGGGATTCGGCCATTTGGGATTCCTAGGAATCGCCATGCCATGCTCCTTGAGCACCTTGTAAACGAGCGGACGGCTACAGCCCACTAAACCTGCAATCTCGGAGGGGATAAACCCCTCCTGTGCGTATGCTCTTATTTTCTCATGACGTGATTGCATATTATTTTCGTGACAATAGCCCCTCGGTCCACTCTACATAGTTCCAAGTGGCTTCGTTGCAAGTTCCAAGATTTTTTCCCAGCAATGGGAAAAGGTCTTTCTGTATACGAACAAGGCGACGCTCTGTCTTAGGACCGAAATCCCCGTCAACTGCTATCTTCCTCAGGGCTTTCTGTAGGCGCTTAACTTCTACTCCCTTGCTCCCCTTGCTGAGTACCTCGTACTTCACTGGGGCTACATCAGGAGCGACTCTGGGCTCTAGCTTACCCTGCTCAATAAGGTTCTGGAGCTCTGCCCCCGGACACCTAGTGGCCTTCTTAAGCTCCCTGTGGCCCTTGAGCTTAGTCGCATGAGGGTAATGGGCCCTGATCATGCCTATGACCTTCTTAAGCCCTTCTATGAGCTCTGGTGTGACGCTATTGGATGGGCCCATGATCGCACAAACTGCAATGTATTGCCTATTGAGGAAGATGCCTCCATTGGCACCGTTCTCTATGGTCATGCCTCTGCCCTCAAAGATCTGCCCATTAAGGTCCACACCGAAATTGTAAGCGAGATCGTAGTAACCCATCGTATTGAGATGGTACCTCTGGTAGCTACGCCATGTAGCTTCACCGTTCTTAGGAGCTTTGACACCGCCCCAGTGGATACAGATACCCTTAACAGCTTTGGGCTTCAAAGGGACTCTTCTCTTTGGTGGTAGTGCTTTCCATTGTTCTCTTGTTTTCATTTTTTCTCCTTAACTAGCGAATGGAAGCCCGACGGAGCACGTTTAAAAAGGGTGGGCAATTTTAAACGATGGGAGGAGGACAACCTCATTACCTCCGTCGGGCTAGACCGTGTGATCGGGGGGATCATCTGGTCACAAACATCATAACACCCTTTACGAGTGCCTGTGCTTCATTTGTGCGAAAATATAAAGTATTGCCTTCGTTGTCGGCAATGACCCACCTGACAGTATCATCGTCAGGGTTTTTAGCTTGGTGAAAGCCCTTAATAACTTTCTTCTCAAGCATGATCGTTAGTCCTTCTATTAGTTCTTCTTTGTTACTCAAAATAAACGTCCTTGGTCGTGGTCAATGGTGGAGCATGATGAGCATAGCACCCTGCCAGTGGGAATAATCTTAACCACACTCCTAGGTTTTCCGTGTACGTCAAACATCCTCCACCCCTTGACCTCTTGTGAGCTAGATGCCTGCATGGGTCTAACAGCCCTATGGCACCTCTCGCACAAACCTGCTATGGGCTCGTGCTTATCCATCTCTTGTGCTCACCTTAAGCTGATCAGCCATTCTCATAGCTTCTGCTTTGAACCGGTAGACGGCAACGGTTTTATCCCGATGCCGTACTACCCATCCACCGCCAAATAGCCCTTCTACGACGTAGTCGTCTAAAAGCTCAGGCTGTTGTTTCTCTTCCATAAGATTATTGTAGCCCATATTTCAGGCTACCGTCACGATCTTATGGTTTTTCCCACGGTTGGTCTTTCTGAACCAATGACCGCCCCAGATGCCTTCCTCATTGTTGTCAATAGCGCTTTGTAAGCACTCCGCTTGCACGGGACAACGTTGACACATCTGCATGGCACGCCTCATTTTGGTTCTATTCGGAGCACCGCCCTTTGCCGTGGGAGGATGGGGAAACCAGAAAGAGGTTTCCTCATGCCTACAAAGAGCTTTCTCCCTCCATTGCTCACTCATCGTCATCACCCCCAAAGGTAACTTTCCAGCAAGGATCACACATAAAGTAGTTGATCATCTTGTTGTGCTGACGTTGAGAGTTTAGGATAAGTTCCCTCTGAGGAGCTGTCCATATTGCTGGGTCAAATACCTCTACGATGTCTCTCGTGTTGTCTTTGTACCGATCCCAAAGCACCGTTGGCACTTCAAGCTCAATGTACTCAGGACATGCTCGGCATTGTTGACCTAACAAAGTGGTTTCCACCTCTTTGGGCATATCAAACAATTTACTCATATTATCCTCCTCTTGGATAATCTTTAATGGGATACCGGAAATCTTCCAGCACCTGTTTCTTCCATTTCTTATCGCCATGGAAAAAAACGTAGCGATGCTTACGAGGTCGTGGAACGACCTTGACAGCATCGCCATACTTTTCACGCATTAACTGCGCTCTGTTTGGCTGACCTCGGAACTCGTCTACCACAGATTGACTGTGTAGATGTTCCTTGCCCTCCACTACCATGTCTGTACGCTTAGCGCTAAGCCCAGAGTACAGAAAGTTAGTAGCCTGATACACAACACCAAGGTGATCCTGTGCCGTATCGGCATAGGACACGATGATCTTGTTCTTGGGTAATTGTCTAAGGCTCTTACCCACGAGCCTACTCGCTTCGTTAGGGCGATTGTACTTCAGCACAAGCCTGTTGAGCTCCAGTACGTCAAGCTCGTATCCTTCGCCACAGATACCCTTCCTCAATGTTGATGAGAAAGGAGTACCGTAGGTGACGACACCAACGAGCTCTTCGTCGTGGAACAAACCAAACCGGTAGCTGACGCTTGGGAACCTCTTGGCATAGTGGATCTCAAGGATGAACGGTTCACAGTCAGACCGGCTAACCGGTCTGACTGTGTATCCGCTACTCATCTCTGAGTCCCCCGACAAGTTGAAGAGCGAAGTGTATCTCGTCAGTGTCGTTCATCAAGACATTGATGTCCATGTCTCGCTCAAAGCTTCCCTTGTAGCCAAACAAGTGTTGCCAGCCTCTTTCGTATCTCCATACAGATCCAGATTTCATGTTTCGGTTAATGGTTGCTTTGTACAATCCATTGCCTCCTGCATGATACGAAAAGATACATGTAACTATCTCTCCATATTCAAAATCCGTAAAGCTAACTTTGTAGTCTACATTGTTCATCAGAAACTTGTCCCTTCTAATTCAGGATACTCTGCTGTCCACTTGTCGTAACAAGGGTGGCACATGTCACCGGGTTCAACAGCGATCATTTCTGACCGAGGTCGCACCTTGTAACAATACCAGCAGTGATCCGTTTCGGATGGTATGTACCATTTGAATGTCATGATTTCCTCCTCATGATATTATGCCGTGCCATTGTGACACGATCGTGGACTGCCGGATCGTGAATCCGGTGCCGGTCGTTAGCCGGTCAGTCCTTTGGCTCATGTGTACCATGTCCTATCTGGTTTCGGATCCCAAGGGCACTGGTTCTTCGCACCCTGAGGACGTAGGTATCTAACGTTGTTGTCCTTGAATGCTTGTCGCAATGCTTTCTTGGCATCAGCTCCCAGAGCCATGCCCACAAGATTAAGATAGATGGCACAGAATTGCCATCCGTGACCTTGGTGCCACATATAGTCTGGGCTACCATTCTCACTGTAATCAACAGTATGAGCCAGCTCGTGCAAGACAACGTACTTCTGTCTTGCCCATTTGGATAAGCTGATCTCTTCACGGTTGGCGCATCCACCGTTTGCTCGTGGGGTGAACTTGATCCCCATTGATCGTCCGGTTTCAAGGCTATAACCTTGAACGTAAACATGTCTGCCATAAGGCGTGTACCTTTGTGGTTTCATCTTCACTGATCCTTGACGACGATGGAGCCTAGGGTACTTCTTCGCAAACGATTGCCTGCGTGTCAGTCTGGTAACGAACTCCCAAACGTCCTCTAGGTCGCCTAGGATTTCCTTCCCACCAAAAGCACCCCAGTCCACACTCCGCTCTGCGGTGTAGACCATCTGCTGTTGATTGTCATAATTTGTTTTACCTCTCATAGTGTCCTCCTCTATGAGT